TGTGTTTACGTTGGCTTCAGCACCAGAGACTACGTTAGGTAAATCATAGAATGACCAGATGTCTTCTTTGTAGTTGTAGACAGCGGCTCGGTTACAACTGTCGCCATCTGCGTACTCAGCCATATCGTCTCCGCTGTGATAACAGAAGTATACCTCTTCGAGCATTGAGTTATGTAAGACAAAACACTGTTCAGTCTTAGAGTTGTCTAGGCCGTTGAAGATGTAGTCTCGGACTCGACCATCGCATATAGACTGGCGTGTGTTGCCATCGGTTACATAGATGTCATCCCTGTCAAAGACGTAGTGTCTACCTTCGATCTCTTGTATGCAGTTCTGGTTGATTACCCCAGCGTCATCAAAGAGTTTCCTAAAGTTAAAGATGAATGCACCACCGACAAACTCCATCATCCACACTTGGTCTTGTGAGTAGACAAGGAAGTGGGAGCCTAGAGTAGCACCATCGACTATGGGGGTCTTCATTTGCACAAGGTCATTAAAGCCAGCACTGTTGGTTAAGTCTGAGGCATCCCATGTACTTGGTACTTGGTTGGCTAACACAGGGTCACTAAAGCGAACCCTGTTAGGGAATGCCGTGCCACTTTCTATAGTGCCTAGTGCAAGTAAGAAGTCACCATAGGAACGTATAGCTGTCGTGGTTACACCAGAAGGCCAGTTAGGTAATGCAGTAAAATTAGTTGCGCTGGGTACTCTATGTACTGGTGCTGTGGTTGATCTATTGATATACTGTACGTCTGCAAGTATTGTGGCTGTCACGGGTGTGATAGACGATGCAGACAAAGAACTGTTGAACTTCTGAGATAGGACACCATTAGACATCTCATAGATGTCAAAGGTTTCATCCACCACTATAACTGTATCAAATCCCGTGAGGGCATCAATGCCATAGATAAACTTGGGAGTGACAGTAAGGTTACCTGAGATGCTCCTGTATACTGGTGCTCTCGTTACTTTACCTTCGTTAAACCTTACGTTCTTAGCTCTGGTGTAAGCATTTATGGGTAGGCTGTATGGGTCAATGTCTGTAATGACACCAACAGACCCAAGCCCACGGATAGGGAGGTTAGTCATGGGCTACTTACTCCGTTCTTATGTTTTCATTATGTATGCTAGGGCATAGTATGGGGGCAGGGTGTCTACAGTTGCCGTGTGGTTGTGGTTGCCCTGTGTGGATATACTGTGGGTATGGGAGAAAGACCTGTCACCACTGACATGCTTCATGCTTTCTAGTGTCTCACCTGTCTCAGTCTGGCCTGTACCAGCAATTAGTCTACCCGATGTTGATGCAAAGCCAGAACTAAAGTGACTACCACTGTTACCCCAGCCATCTCTAGGTATTGTAACTGCTGTTGAACCAGTGTTACCGCCGTGGTTATGACCGCCAGCACTGTTGGTTGTTATAGAGTCTGTAGTAGAACCACCAGTAGCGTTGACACCATAGGATGAACCAGCACCCACCACAAACCGATTACGAAGGTCTGGGGTACTGTTGGAACCATTACATAAGACCCAACCAGAGGGTATGGATGCTACTGAACCAGACCACATAATGATGCCACCAGTAGGTACTGCCGCACCTCCAGCTAGGGTATTCAGCTGTGCTGTCGTGGCAGTCAATCCGTCTAGCTTATTGATCTCTGATGTTGACGCTGTGACACCATCGAGAACATTGAGTTCTGTGTGTGTCGATGTGATTGCACCAGTGACGTTGGGTAACGTAGCTTTGATGGTAGACTTTAGAAGTCGTAAGTGGTCATCAGCTTGCGCCAAGCCGTCTGTGGAGGCTGGGTTTGAGGCGTTAAGACTGCTGATGTAAGTTCCTGTTTCGAGTGCCATATCTGGGGTTCCTCTGTTGTGAGTAGCGTAGCTACGGGACTAGCGTAGCTAGTGTTTCTGGGGATGGCTCTTGTTTCGAAGGCCGAACAACAACAACAACAAGAACAACCTTTAGCCTTCTTTTTGAAATTGATGTTATTTTAAGTGTACGGGGGGTCTAAAATCCTGTGAACCTATAAAAAACTAGGGTGTATCCTGTGTAACCTGTTGTTTTCTATGGATAAGTACAGGTGAAGGATGATGTATCCCTCGTCAACTGGTAGTAAATGTGAAAGACAAACCCATGACATTAGACATTAGCCTAAGAAATTTATCTGGCTTTACCATATATGCTTTTAAGCAAACATTGGGACATCCTTAGACAACCTTAGTTAACCCAAGACAACCAATGCAACTTATGCGTTCCAGTATACCCCAGACACAATAGACATCTAAAGACATCAACCATCATCCTCATCTATGACAATCAATAGAGAGACAATCAGCCTATAGTTACTATAGTTATCTATAGTCATCTTATTCCCTGTCTTTAGTTGTCTATAGTTCTTTATTGTTTGTCATGGAGAGGATGTTCCTTAGTTATCTATAGTAGTCTATAGTAGTCTCTTGACCTGAGGAGCATCATTCATCAAGGGAAGTCTGAGGGATGTAGCTCTACTCAGGTCATCACTAGCCTGTATAGTCTGGCTTGTGGTCTCTATCCGTCGTATATCTTGTGTATTTCTCTTCTAAAGGGGGACACAAGTCTGGCGTGTGTATTCAATAGTCAATTAATTGCCATATATGGGTTGACCAAGGATTCATGTTGCTTTATATCCTTGGGTATACCGAAGGCACTAGCCCGACGACTATAGATGGGCGACAGGCCGCAAGGTGTGGCAGGGGACTGTAACTCCCTCAGCACACAAGGCGGAAACAGTCGCTTCCCTCGCCCCACAAGGGTCAGGGATACAGTCAGACAGCAAGTGACTTCTTTAACCAAAGAAGGAACACTAGAATGACACATGAACTAAAGCTAAAATCAATCGCAAGCAATATGACTGAATTATGTATTGGCAGTACATCTATATTGTTTTCATATGATACACCAGTTGCTGGTTGGGACGACAAGGGCGCGTTCAGAACCTTAGAGCATTACTCAGCTACAACCACCAAGCATATCAACAAGTATCTGGGCGGTAAGGACATTGGGCGCGGACTTAGCCCAGTGGCTATTCATGGCATTATCAACAGGAAAAACGGCTTTACTCCAAAGGTGCAGTCATGAGCAACTCAACACAGCTTACAGCAAACCAAACAGCCGCAATGATAACACTTGTCAAAGCTGGCATGAGCAACACTGGTGCTAAGTGTATCAATGACATGATGGACGACCCAATGCCAGTAGTGCAAGCAAGTGATCTTGTAGAAGCTGGCTGGTCACAGAAGCAAGCCGAAGGTACATTCGGTTCACTTGTTGCCAGTGGTCATATCTTCCATGACGAAGGTGGTAATGCCGCTAATGATCTTTATATTCTCGAAGGTGAAGAGGAAGAGTTCGACAACCTTCGTGAGTTCTTTGTTGAAGAGGCTTCACCAGCTGATCAAGTTGAAAACTTTCTGTTTGGTAGGGTGCAATCATGAGAGACCTAATCAACCGCATGTTAACACCAGACGCCCTAGCATCATTTGCTCTGTTGTCTGGCATCATCCTAACAGTTTTAGCAGTCATCTACGGATGCGGCAGTTACTGAGCCTACTGGTGCACCCATGCTGTGTCATGGGTCATCCAGTGGACTTAGCCACGACAACACTAACAACTGAAGGAACAAAAGAATGACAACATTAGTAACAATAAACACTTATAGTCTTAACGTATTAAGAGATGACGTAAGTATGTATACCGAGCATTCCACTTATGGCACTGAGACTAAATCAGACATCCAGTATCTTAATGGCTTAACTAGTGCATTATATGAAGCCAGTGTCTGCTTAAGGTCTGATGAAGACACAGTTCAAGTGACTACAAGAACTATCAAGTTTTTACTTGAGGAAACAAAAGCCATGTTTGAACACTCAGTATGGGATATTATGTTTGATGATTTGGAAGGACTTGAGAAGGCCAAAGACCTAACACAAGCAATCCTTCACGCAATGGAAGCACTGGACATCAAGGATGAACCACAAGCAACATTAAAAGAGGTGGCGGCATGAACCAAGGTGATAAAAAGGATTTTACTCGAAAAGGTTTATGTAATTGGACTTGGGCTGTCAGTGGTTTAACTCACGTTATCGGAGATACGTTCACATCATCTAGCGTAGAAGGCCACGGCGCGTATTGGGCTGATGATGATGGGTACTGGCTCTGGTTAGATATGTCAGAGGAAGATGGCACAATCACTGCTAGAATTGAGGACAACAGCGGAGACAATGATCGAGCACTATATGCCGCTTTAGGTTACTGCCAGTATCATAACATCCCCCATATAGGTGTGGGAGATAAACCATGATTACCAACTACACACCAGAGACAACAATCGAAGCCATGCAAGTCGCCTTGTTCCGCAGTCTAACCGCCAGATCAATAGACAGAGCACAGGCCGCCGCAACACTAGCACAATCAATGGCAAGCAACCTGACACAACAGGAACTAGAGCAAGCCAAAGCTGGGGCAATTCAA